ATAGTATTCAACCGGGTCAATTTCAAACATCATTTCAAGGGATTAGACAAGGAGTATATGATTTACCCGCGATAGATAACTTCATTCAAAGTGTTAATCAGAACTTATTAACTAAATTAGAATCAATTCTTAAAATTAAGAAAGATGTTATTAATGTATTATCGGCATCAACTGATTCAAATAAAAGTAAAAATATTCAACAAAACGCTAATTCAACTAAAGCAGCTTCAAATACTTGTAGTAGTAAAGTTCTTCCAGTATATCTTAACGCGGGATATAATGTGGTTGACGCGACCAAAACTAGTATTACTGAGGCAGAATTTGCGTCGGCTCTTAAGAGGTTAATACCAAATCTACCGGTACTTCAAACTATTATTTATTGTATCTCTTATGCTCGTTCATTTGAAAAAATTAGTAATAGTAACGCGGGTAAATTTAATGGGTGGAATAATAATTGGGCATCAGTTTCATTAGATATTAACTACGGAGCAACATCAACATTATTTTTAAAACCTTATTCTTGTGTTAATGTTCAAACAAATCCATCGACTAATATTTCATTACCGTTGGCAAGTTTTTCAACACTCGATACATATATTACTTTTATGAGAGATAGGTTGATTAATAATATTGACAGAGTTTTAGATATTGGTTTGGTAAAATATTATGTTTGTTTCTACCCTCAAAAGAATGTTTCACCAAGTGATTACGATAAAAATATCGATGAGTATAAAACTTTAAAAAGGACAATGGAAAAGGCTTTAACGTCTGCATTGTCTAAAGGGGTTGAGGTTGCAACTAAAGAAATTGTTGCGGATTTATTAAATCAGATAAATGAAACCGATAATAAAGGTAGTAGTCCGGGTGTTACACCAACACCTTCACCGATTCCACCATTACCTGGTCAATCTTGTCCACCACCGGTTATATCATCATTCTCACCATTATCAGGTAATACGGGGACGATTGTACAACTTAATGGTAGAAACTTTAATGGTGTTAAATCGGTTAAAGTTAACGGAGTTGAGGTTGGAATGACAGGTATAACGGTGTTTAATGATTCAACGATGAGAGTTATTACACCTAAATTCTTACCTAATAATGTGGTTAAGAAAGGGTTTATTGTTGTCACTACTGATTTTGGTACATTTACAACAATTGACCAATATACTTATGACCCCGCATTACCAGCATCTGCCGCGGCATCACCGGGAGGATATCAAAACCCACAGAATCAAATTGTAAATGCTCCTAAAGCAGACGCACCAAATTCTAATCAACAATTATATGGGCCGGAACCACTAATATCGACAAGTCAAGATTTAGTAAGTGGTAAAGTTACTGAGAAAGTAACAATTTCGGTTAACCCACAAGTTGGGGCTTGGGTACTTGACACTAAAGTTGAAATGACTATTTCAATATTTGATGAGACATTAGAAAATAATAAAGTCAAAACAACTTTAAATAGAACGGTAAAAACAGATATTACAAATTATGTGAATAATAATATTTTTACAATTACATATAGCCAAATTGCTGATATGTTAATTAATACACCTATTAGTCAATTTGCCCAAAATCCAATTAGAAATAAACAAGTTGTTACAATTGAATTTTGTGTGACCTCAAGTGCCGTTGATAAAGTTAAATACCCTAATAAAGCTCTTAGATGTGTTAATTTTTATTTTAAACCATCTACTCTTACTCCTAATTCACAACCGGCAACTACATCACAATTATCAATAATATCTCTTGGTGAGAGTCCTAATATACAAGGAAACGCGTTTAATTATATTAACATTAAAAAACCCGCGGGTGGTTACATCTCATTCAAGTTTGATACTGGTAATCGACCATTTAATTTCCAATGGGTTGGTTCTTCTCAATTCTTTAAACCCGGAGATTCATTTCCGGTTCCTTCAAGTTGTATCGCTGGAGAGAGTACAAATGGTACAAAAGTTTGTACTGTTAATGGTTTAGGGGTGTTTACATTAGTTATGGAATATTATCCAAAAGGGTTCGGTGGTGATGCAATAAAAGAATTGGTTACTAGTCCTCCATTCACTTTATAACATAACGATATATTTATAATAAAAACAATTTTATGAACATAAAATCAGCATTAGACAACTATCTTGGGAAATCGACTAGAGTTTCTCAAACAGATAACGGTGACGGAACACAACAAGTTTGTGATTTAGACACAGGGGATTGTTATACAATCAGAGAAAGAGATGGTCTTATTGAAAGAGCCGGACACCAAACAACTATTAATAGAAAAGTTAGAGTTGAGACGGCAGGAGGAATTAAACAATTATTAAACGGATAATCGAAATGGGTTTAGACAAGAAATTAATACAAGAAATCGCAAGATATCATAATATCAACAAGTATATTATGGAACAAGAGGCTGATTTACCCGAAGACCCAACAGCAGGGTTAGAAGCTTTAACACCACCGCCAGCGGCAGGAGGAGAGACTCCACCGGCACCTGCACCTTCTGAGGCAGTACCACCACCGGCACCGGGAGAAGGAGCACCACAACCAATTGATGTTGAGAATGACCCTGACGTTGAAAAAATTGACGATGAGGGACAATCAGAAGAAACAGGAACTGAAGGTGAAGAATCTGAAGAACTTGAAATAACTGATTTGGTTAATTCTCAAAAAAATATTGAAACAAAACAAGAAGAGTATTTTGAAAACTTGTTTAACCAACTTTCTAATTTAGAAGCTAAATTGGGTGAGATGGATAATGTTATGAACAAATTAAACTCACTTGAAAATAAGATTGAGAAATATCGTGAAAAAACCCCTCAAGAAAAATTAGAGTTGAGAAGTTATGATTCATACCCATTTAACCAAAAACTTTCACAATTCTTCGATGACAAACAAGAAGAGATGGAGAAAACAGGAAAAAATGATTATGTTTTAACCTCAGACGAAGTTGAAGATATTAATGTGAATGATATTAAAAATTCATTCCAACCTGGTTCTCAAGAAGATGAATACAAAACATCATTCAAACGATAATAAAAAATTCAAAGGTGTCTCAACGGACACCTTTTTTTATTTGACTTCACAAGTTTTATCACCTATATTTAAAGGACAATTTAACAATTTAATTTTATAACACATGAGTTCATTAGACGCCGTATTGGCACAGTACGAAAATTCAAAACAATCAGGGGGAGGGGCCCAAGGGAAAATGTCGCAAGACGAAAGAATGAAAAAATATTTTGCACTTATCTTAAGTGATAAGGAGCAATCTGGACAAAGAAGAGTTAGAATCTTACCTACAAGCGATGGTTCATCACCATTTAAAGAAGCTTGGTATCATGAGATACAAGTAGGAGGACAATGGCAAAAATTTTATGACCCGGGAAAAAACGATAACGAACGTTCACCTTTAAATGAGGTTTATGAAGAGTTAATCTCAACCGGAAAAGAATCAGACAAACAATTGGCTGCTCAGTATCGTTCTCGTAAATTCTATATCGTAAAAGTTATAGATAGAGATAAGGAAGAAGACGGACCAAAATTTTGGAGATTTAAACACAACTACAAAAATGATGGTATCTTAGATAAAATCATTCCAATTTGGAGAAACAAAGGAGATATTACTGATGCTAATATCGGTAGAGATTTAATCATTGAATTAAATAAAACAAAGGCTCCAAATGGTAAAGAATATACTGCAGTATCTACAATTATGTACGAAGACCAAGGTCCGGTACATACTGACCCGGCTCAAGCAAACGCTTGGATTACTGACGAATTAACTTGGTTAGATGTTTATTCTAAAAAACCTGTTGAATATCTTGAGGCGATTGCTCGTGGAGAAACACCAAGATGGGATTCAGAAAAAGGTGGATATGCTTACGAAAGTGATTCAGTAAATACAGAATCATTTGGTGGTGGAAAATCTCAAAGTTCAGCACCGGTTGACCCTCAAGCAAACGACTTTCCAGACGAGGATTTACCTTTCTAAAATAAAACAATCAAACTTGGACATTTAGTTAGACACTTTGTCCAAGTTTTTATAATATTATTATATGGCAATTAAGAAAAACGATTTCAAATCAATTAAAGATAAATTCTCGGTATCGGCAAAATACAAACCACAAAGATTTTTTGACTTAGGTCCTGATTTCTTGGATGCGGTTGGATTACCGGGACCGGCTATTGGACACCTTAATATGTTCTTGGGTCACTCCGATACAGGTAAAACAACAGCACTTGTAAAAACTGCCGTTGATGCACAAAAGAAAGGTATTTTACCTGTCTTTATTATTACCGAACAAAAATGGTCATTTGAACATGCTAAGTTAATGGGGTTTGATTGTCAGGAAGTTGTTGATGAAGAAACGGGTGAATTAGATTGGGATGGATTTTACATCTTTAATAATAACTTTAATTATATCGAACAAATTACTGATTACATTAATAATTTATTAGACGAACAAGAAAAAGGAAACTTAGATTATAGTTTATGTTTTATGTGGGATTCAGTAGGTTCTGTACCTTGTAAAATGACTTATGAAGGTAAAGGTGGTAAACAACACAATGCATCTGCATTAGCGGATAAGATTGGAATGGGTATTAACCAAAGAATTTCGGGTTCTCGTAAGTCTGATTCAAAATACGAAAACACTTTGATTATTGTTAATCAACCATGGGTTGAATTACCGGATAATCCTTTTGGACAACCGAAGATTAAAGCTAAAGGTGGAGAGGCGATTTGGTTAAACTCATCATTGGTTTATTTATTTGGTAACCAAAAAGGCGCTGGAACAACTAAGATTACTGCAACTAAAGATAAACGAACTATTAAGTTTGCTTCAAGAACAAAAGTTTCGGTAATGAAGAATCACATCAACGGATTAGGTTATGATGATGGAAAAATTATTGTAACACCACACGGATTCATTGCGGGTAAAGATAGTGCGGAAGAAAAAACTAATATTGAAAAATATAAAAAAGAATACGCAGAATATTGGAAGGATATCATCGGAACTGATGGTGACTTCGACCTAAAAGAAGAAAAAGAAGAAAGAGAATTTTAAAATATTATTCACCTCTAAATCACCAATGTGATTAAAACATTATTAGTAGATGGGTCCAACTTAATGAAGATTGGATTCCACGGAGTAAAAGACCTCTATAGTGACGGAAGTCACTTAGGGGCTATTTACCACTTTATAAATACAATTCGGAAATTCCTTGAGGAACATAACTACGATAAGGTAGTTGTGTTCTGGGATGCCGAACATAGTTCATCCACTCGGAAAGAACTTTATCCACAATATAAAGGAAATAGAAAACAAGATATGAATGAGTTTAAGTACGAATCATATCTACAACAAAACGCTCGTATTAAAGAATATCTTGAGGAAGTCTTTGTTAGACAAGTTGAGATGGTTTATAATGAGGCGGATGACTTGATTGCTTATTATTGTCTGAAAGCAACTAATGAAGAGATTACCATTTTTTCATCAGATAAAGACCTTACACAGCTTATTTCAGATAAGGTAACCATTTACTCTCCAAACGCAAAACAATACTTTAAACAGGGTGATATGATTACAATTAATAAAATTCAGATACCTCACTATAATGTATTACTTTGTAAGATTCTTACCGGAGATAGTTCAGATAACATTAGTGGAATTGAAGGTTTAGGGGAAAAAACTTTAGTTAAATTATTCCCTGATATGTTGGTTAAACCATGCACTATCAACGAAATAAGGGTTAATGCCGGAATTATCGTGCAGGAAAAGAAATCAAAAGTATTGGAAAATATTTTGACTGGTAAAACAAAAAATGGTATACTTGGTGAAGAGTTTTACGACACAAACAAAAAAATAGTTGATTTATCTAACCCCTTAATAACTGACGATGGAAAAGAATTAGTTGACCAAATTATCACAGACACTATTGACCCGACAGATAGGGGATACAAAAACTTAATGAGGATGATGATGGAGGACGGACTCTTCAAATATCTTCCAAAAAACGATGAAGCTTGGGTAAACTTCCTAAGACCA